GACCGGTAATTGCACCGGGTAAAGCGGTTGTATAAACTAATGACATAATTATCCTATTGTAGTATCTTCCATGCCGGCTGATCTTAGCCTAACAATATGTCCAAGCATAAAGTTTTTGCTTTCCAAACCTTTAAGAATTCCTAACCATTTATTTCTTAGTAAGGCTACCTCATTGATTAGAGATTCAAATTCAATCACTTCATCTTCGCCATCGGTATATTTTTCAGCATCACGGCTAGTCAATGCTCTATTATACGCTTCTAAATATTTTTGAAAATGTTTCCGGCGAATCTTCCTCAATTGAATATTGAAAAAGTTTAATACCGCTTCGATTTCCTGTAGTTGGTTGAAACGGTATTCGGTAATGCCAGGTAATGCGGAAATGTTCTTTTCAACATTTCCCCATATCTTAACATCCTGTTTAGCTGAAAGTAATTCAGATTCGTAATATGTTATAAAATCTGGTGTTACCGATATATCATTAGATACTTTTGTGTACCAATTCATTTATCACCAGTTGTCATCATCTTCATCTTCGTCATAAGAATCATCATATGGATCATTATCATCACCATATTGATCAGTCCACCCTTTTAATGCTGTAGTTAATTCAGTATTACCCTGAAAATGTTCTAGGATTTCATCTGGTTGATAGTCATTATCAATTAAAAAATCAACTAAAGAAGTTGCTGCATATTTTCTTTCATTTAAATCTATATGTGGGAGCAATGCTTCCCAAACTGCTGAAACAGTATCCAAAATCATAGTAATAGTTTTCCTAAAAATATAAAGCCGTAAGGACTATTCTGTTGAATCATCTTCTAAAAGAGTTTCTGAAGTTACTACAGTATGGTGTTTTTGATGAAATTCATTCATTACTTTGTCCATAATACCGTCTGTGTTTTTGTTCCATTCTTTTCTGAAGTATTTATGCACCTCTCCGGCTAAATCAATATATACATACCTATTGCCTTCTTTTGTAATAAGTTGTTTTTTCTCAAATAGATCAAATAATCCACTTAGGGGATTCATTCCTGTGTCATACGGAATACGAATCTCTACATCCTCAAAAGGTTTTGAGTATCGTGTTTTCATAATTTTACATCCTGAACGGATCCCACGAACTTCACTTACCTTATTACCATCTTCATCCTCTTTAAGTTTGAGTTTCTTCATGGCAACTACAATTGAAGATGCATAAACGAAACCCTGACCACCTGAAATATTAGGATCAGGATTATAAGGATCTTGACTTGCATAGGTATGGTTAGTAGCTACCAATCCAACATTATGATTACCAAACATATTAACGCAATTACGGACCAATGCGGTCAATGCTTTGGGTTTACGACCCATATCACCTTTCATGTCACCGGCATCAAATTGATTAACATCAGTTGGTGTGAGTAGCATACCTAATGAATCAATCACAAACAATACTTTAGGTTTATCCTCTGCGGGAAGAGTTTTGTAATCTGCCATAAATTTGCTAATTGTTTTAGCTACATCATCAATCATAGCCATATTCAATTTAAGCAATTTAGTTTCATCTGTGTCTACACCAAGAGCATGTAGCCATGCTTCGTCGAGGGCGTTTTCGCTATCAACTAGCACTACAAAGATACCTTGTTTTTGTGCATGACGGACCAAGTTTCCTGAGCAGATAAAACTTTTTCCTGATCCTGATTCTCCTGCAAATACAGTAACCTTACCAAGAGGTACTCCTTTATTGAAGTCACCTGAGATTAGATAGTTAAGTGCATAGTTACCGGTAGAGATCCAATCAGTTGGATCGTTGAATCCAATGCTAAGACCGTCGATGGATTTAGTGATTTCTTTACGAAATTTTGCGATATCGAATGGTTTTGCCATTTTAGCTATCACGCTCCATTGTACAGGCTTCATTTACTAGTGCTACAAGTTGGTCTATATTTGAACACATGATTTTAGCACTGGTGTAATCACCTTTTTTATTACGACCACTAACTTCAATCATAAAGCCGTTGTCGTACATATTGATGGTAAAAGATTCATTTACTTTTACCAGTTTATCGCATAGATTATTTACTTGTTTTGCTGTTGCCATTTCTATTATCCTTATTTTAGCGATGTAACAATCCGTTATTGTATATAGTTGTAGATTGTTTGTCAAGGTATTCGGGGCATTGATCGGCAATGTTATCTATTTCCCAATCCGTAGGAAAGTGTTTGAGAGCCGATCTTGCTCGGTCTCTGATCAAACTAGGAACTCTGGGAGTACGACCTGGGTCGCATAGTTCTTCTAATAGTTTCTTACTTGCCTTTATGGCCCGATATCTTTCTTCTGTAGTTGTCATTGATGTTCTCCTAAAGAGGGGGAGGTTAGTCCCCCAATGCCTTTAAGCGGCTTTATTTTGCCTTGCGCGGATCATGGCCAAGATATCTTGAGCCTTGTCGCTAGAGACAGCAGCAGGAGGAACCTTTACTGGTTCGGCTGCTGCAACTTCATCTTCATCAAAAGATTCTACCTTAGGAGAATAAGTAGATTCTTGTTGAGGAGAAGTAGAAGATGAATTTTGAGGAGCATCAATTCCATATGGACGATAGTAGCTGCCCCATCGTTCAACATCATATGCCTGACCATCTACAGATGCTTCAAACATTTCTTTGATGATACGGAGTTCAGCTTCGTTTGGCTTTTTAGGCAAGAACTCAGCTAGATTGAATAAGCCATGTGCCTCGATAGCTTGTTGTTCTGCTTCAGTAAGCGGGGATTCTTTACGAGCCCAATTTGATGTAGAGTAATCAGCATAACCACCCTTACTATTTTTCTTGATATTGAAGTCAAGACCACGCATATAATCAGTGGGCAATTCTTCCATTTCAGGATCCATCAAGCTTGATTTGATGATAGTAAAGATTTGTGGAGAGATAACAAACCTACGAATTGGATTTGCAGGAGCTTTATCTTCACCGATTGGATTTTGACGAACAAATCCTTGAAACAGATATGAGCGTTTCTTCCAATATTTGTTAGCCATTTCTTTAAGAGTTTCGTCTTTATACCAAGGACGAACCTCAGCGAGTACTGGGCAACTATCACCATACATTTCGGCGCATGGGACTTGAACTTCTACCCGTTTGGCCTCAGGATTACCTTTTACGCCATTGAATGGAAGTTTTATCAATTGCCTCTCTACCCAAAAGAAAGTATTTGATGCATTACCATCTGGTAGGAAGCGAATGGTAGCGGTTGTACCTTCGTCTGCGTTCCAGTGGGGATAAATTGAATTATCTGATTGGGTATTAGAACCCTTTGTTGACTTGTTTTCTTGCGCTGAAATGCGAGCGCGGATTTCGGATAAGCTGGCCATTTTAATTTACTCCTTAAAAAATTGAGATGGTCTCTATAATTTGCTATTCGCCACATGCCACTGTGACTAACGAATCATAAGTATAAACTACTTACAGCGATTCGTCAAGTGTATTTATCACCATTATGGGAAAATGCGTTTTTTCCTATGTTTTTTTGATATTTTCCCTATGTTGTTTTTCTACAACGGATTTGACAATAATACCCAACCTGTGTAGAATAAATACTGTTGTGACTTAAATGGTATTTTTACTATGAAAAAATTAATTATAGCAGCAATATTTGGTCTAGGTGTCGTAGCTGGGGCATCTGCCAATTTTGATTGGGATAATCCTCATACTTTATTTGATGCCCGGAAAGTTGAGACCAATAGAATCCGTGTAGAATGGAGACGGGTTACTGATGTCCAGGGTGTTTGTAGTGCGGAGAATGTTCGCCGGGGTCATCCTCCTATTCAGTATTCCATCAAAGCCTGTAGTTTTAATGATGACAAGAACACCGAATGTATTGTAGTAACTCATTTGACTACCTCGATGCATAGTTTAGGGCATGAGATGCGCCATTGTTTCCAAGGCGCATGGCACGGGTAATATTAGATTTTTCTGCTACGGGCGATTACTAATCTTTTGTGAACCTCTTCAAGAGATTCTGCTAAAGCTAAATTAGGTTTAAAACCTGCTTTTTCTAAGCGTTTTAGTAATCCAGAGTATTCGCCTAATAATGAGATTGATGTTGGGTCCATTTCAGATTCTAGGTTTTTAGCAAGAGAATTCAATTCATCAATAGCTTTTTGCATCAATCCTTGTAGTTCACCTGAGTTAAAGCCTTTCTCTTTAGTATCTTGACCAAGAACATCAGTAGGATCAGTACTTGCGACCTTTGCATCATCAGCAGCACTTGGTTGTTCACCAGGTTGAGTTTGAGCGGTTGGTGCACTTGCTGGTTCGCTTATTGGACCCAAATCAGGTGTTTCTGGCTTTTTAAGGTAGTCATTTAAGAAATTATAAAGTTCATATCCGCCATATAGTGTGCTGCCTAATCCTAAGGCTTGCAATGATCTTTTTAACCAAGGAATGTTTTTAGCAGCGGCAATTACTTTTGCTGCACCTTCGGGTGATCTCTTTGCTATTCTTAATGCTCTTGCTGCTGCAATTCTTTGATTTTTAGCTGATAGTTGTACATTTCTTTCTGCTTGTCTTGCCGCTTGTCTTGCCGCTGCATTAAAATTTGATTTTGCTGCTGTTCCTGCTGCTCCAGCTACACCACCTGCTGCTGTTCCTGCTGCACCGCCTGCAGCCCTTTGTGTTGCCCTTTGTGCTGCTTGTTTTGCTAGTAATTTACCACCAACCTTACTAGCGAACCTTGCAAGAGGTCCAATAATCTCATCTAGTTGTTGATTATTTTCTTCTAAATGATTTAGACGAGATTTCAATTCTTTCAATTTAGTTGAGTCATGCATGGCAATTCCTTTATTTTGTGATTCCGCTGTGATTCCAAGTCTTTTCATAGCCGTTTGAGTTTCTTGACCCAACTTACCATCTGCACCATATTTTGGCAATGCATTAGGATCTTTAGCAAGTATTTTATCTTGTATGGCTTTTACTTTTGGATCAAATTTTAGTTTGGTTGTTGGAACAGTTGCAGGTTTTGTTGTCGGTTGTGCATCTGGTGTTATCTTTGGCTGAGTTTGCACCGATGGTTGAGTTTGCACCGATGGTTGAGTTGATGTACCATATGCTTTTGCAATTTCCTCATCATCTGGCATCCAACTACCAGTCTTGTATTTGTCTCTTATAGCTTGTGCTGCTATTGCTGGAATACCTATGAATGGTAAAGCACCTACACCTGATAATGCGGCTCCTGTCGTATCACCCAATTGCGCTCTCTTTATGGCGTCAGCAGCACTATAAGCTGCACCTGCATATGGAACAAATTTAGCAGCCTTTCCTGCTATTTTACCAGCAGTAGTAAGTCCGGTTTTGTTTAATAAACTACCACCAACTTGTGTAGCAAGGCCGCCGGCGGTAGCAGTACCTGCTACATCTCTAACATCGCCTGCAGCATCTTCAATCAAACGAAGTTTATCTAAAGAGTTTTTAAGTGAATCGTTCATATTATCGTTTATGGTTAACTAATCTCTTCATTGCTTCTAATTCAACATCTTCTGTAGTTAGACCCTTCATAAAATCACTAACTGATTGTTTAGCACCACCGGCAGCACCCTGAAGAAATTTACCTGCTTTTTCAGAGGCACTAGGTTGATCAGCTGGTTTCGTTTGTACAGGAGGTTGACCAGCTGGGGTAGAACTAGTTTGAGCAGGTGCACCGGGTTTACTTGCACTAGATGTAGCACTCATAAATTTCATACCACCATCAAGCTTTTCTGTAACCGCATCTAATAACTTTTTAAATCTAGCCTGATCTGTTTTGAGTTTTTCAGCATTTGCTGGTGTGCTTGGTTTAGCATCACTTGGTTTAGCAGCAGCGGCTCCGGCTGCTGCTGCACCTGCAACACTTGCTCCAACACCTGGCTCTTTCGCTTTTGTGATATCTAAAGCTGATCCACCATCAAGCTCTTTCGCTTTTGTGATATCTAAAGTTTTATCTTTATCTACAGTTGTATCACCTTTATATCCACTAGGACCTGCTGCTAAATTTTTTGCTACAGCAGCATCAGTACCGGTAGCATCATCATTAGCTTTACCAATTGCGTCTTTTTCTACTGAACCGGGTCCTTTTGTTGCACTACCAACATCTTGTGCATCTTGTGCATCTACAGCATTGAGCTTAAATCCATCTTTCCATGTCTTACCACTTGGATATTCCATATATTGACCGTCAACAATTTCTCCATCAACACTTAAACGATTATCTACACCAGGTTTGGTAGAAGCTACCGGATCCCAATCTTTTGGGACAAATCTTGTGATATTACCACCAGACTTACTCCAAAATACACCGGGCTCAGTCATCATTAACGGATCTTTACTACCTAGGTTGGTTTTGTGAAAATGAGTTGGAACAAAATTTTTCGGTGCTTCTGAATCTTCATCTTCACCTAAATACTCCTTATATCCAGTAGAAGTGGGATTGACCAAATACATGATTCTTGCTAATTCTGAATTTTCTGTAGTCATAATATTTCCTGTTGATTCTTTAAATTGTAATCGGTCACGATTACCCTCATTATTTTCTATGGTATCTTCTTCTGGAATACTCTTTAAATCAGTGGCTTCTTCAAACTCGGTCTCGGTAATAGTATCAGCCCATTCACCTAATGCAAGGATCTCATTCATCTCATTTACTTTCTTATGCAATTTGGAAAGTATTGGTAATACCGATTCAATCCTAGGATCAATAGTCTCATGCACAAATAACTCATTTATATTGGCTTGCTCATCCGATTCTTCATTCAAAATCGGTTGCCAAGACTCAAAATAAACATTATATCCACGACTACCAGTCATCTTGCTTAATGTCTCTCTTAATGAGAAATAATGATTGATACCTTCTTGTACTAACTTGCTAGTAGATTCATTAAACTGTCTATTCTTAACAGCACGGACAAAACCGGACATCTTACTATACTCTTCTACTAATGAAGTAATATGACGGCCACGATCATCATAAGGTGATCCGCCTTCTGCTATATGTCTGGCATATACTTTGGCGATCCCTGGTCTATTCGTTGGTATAGCAAATCTCTCACCATTAGCATTCTCTACATATATTTTCGCTACATTGCGGAATCTTTGCTCACCTTCTTCGATCTTTCTGGTATGTTGGATGATTATCTTGACATTAGGTATGGAATCATTATAACTGCCCATCTTACCCATTGGATAATAACTCTCTTGTAATTCTGACTTCTTCTTAATAGAAGCTCTTTGTTGTAAATAATCACCCATATGATTTTTGTTAGATAACTCAAACCCTATTTGCTTACGCATGGCCCATTGCTTCATGTTATTTCTAAACCCTTTCCAACTATCTGTAAACTCAGTACCTGATGTATTACTATCTGGACTATCTGCAATTTGATCATCATAAAATATGATTAACTTACGGTTGTCAGGATCATATGCGACTCTTACATCACCATAATCGGTATTATCTTTGTCAAATTCAAACTTAAAAACATCTGATTCTTCTGGAGAAACTCTTACTAACTCTGATCCACCACCGGCAATCTCTAATGGGGTAACCTTTTTATCACGCAATAAGGTGGTTAAAAAGTCATATATCTCACGATTTACTGATTCTTGTTTCTTTGGCATAGTAATATTATTTATCTTTAGGTTTAATTAATTTAAAACAGCAAAAAAGGGTAATGGAGCAATGAACTCATCATGATCCCTAATATGCGATTCTAAATCATAATGATAATCACCCAACTGCTGTAACATACGGATTACTAATAATGTACTCATCACTAAATCATCAGTATCACCTATTTTAGCTGCATAACTTCCACCACTGGCTATAAAAGTTTTTAGTTCGGATATTAGACTTCTACTATTGATTTGTAATTTTTTACTTTCTAATAGAGTTTTAAACTTAGCACAAGCAGTTAGTTTGACTTTTTGTGTAGTGTTGAATCCTTTACGCTTTTTACCAGCCTCACTTAAAAATATGCCGGGAATATTGGCTTCACCATATTCATTTAAAGATATTAGAGCGGCTTCACCTATACTATTGTTTTCAATAGAATAATATATACTATTAGGTTCTCCTGTACATTCAACTATATATTTGTTTACTTCGGCTAGTAATTTGATTTGATTGGGAATATCTGTTTTATTATGTTTCCATTCACCAATTTGTGTAGTAGTATTTGCTTCATAGATTTGTATAGCAGCAGGATCGCTACCAGTACCAAGACTTGGATCTAATCCAACACAATAAATCATTCCTTTAGTTGGTTTCTTATACCAACGAACTTGTCCCATTCTATTGATTGGTTCTATACCACTCAATTCAATCAAAGTATTTGGATTGATTAGAGTTTCATCTGCGATCAAAAATTCGCATCCGATTTCTCTACGAAACCTATCTTCGCCAAGTTGTGCCCGCATCCCATCAGCCCATTTCTCATCTCTACCAGGTTGTTCTGAGTAATGTGCTTTATATGCTTTAAATCCATTCACACCCAATTCTGTCTGATTACCATAAGAATCTTCTGTTTTATTTGCACCTTTCCAAATCAAAGCAAATTGATCTTCATCTGAGTTAGGTGTACTAGTTATGATTGCTTTACCACCAGTTGATAGCGTAGGAGTGATAGAAGTCCAAAATTGTTCGGCAATGGTTGGTCTTACGAAAGCAAACTCATCTAAGTAAAGTAGAGTAATAGACATACCACGACCTGTATTTTCAGTAGTAGTTGCTGATACTATACGACTACCATTCTCAAAATCTAATGAACCTTTATTATAAGTAGTAACACCTGCTTTGATGTGATCTGGGCAGTTTTCAAACGCATACCTTATCCTCTGCATTATCTCTTGTGAGCCGGTATACTTATGCGCTGCTATTAAAATAGTAGAGTCAGGATTAAACATAGCATACCATAATAAATATCCCGCGGCACTAGTACTTTTACCAGATTGGCGAGGCATTAATGAGATAGAGTAGCGATAATTGTGATATGTGTCAATCAACCGTTTTTGGTAGTCCCATGGATGATAATTCATACTACCTTTAGTTGGATGTTGAATCCTAAAAAAGTTAGACATAAAATACAAATGACCTGTATTTGGATCACAACACTTAATGAAATCCTGCAAATCTTTTTCATTTTTGAAGTGCGTTTTTATGTACGGTTGTTTAATTAATGATGGTGTATTAGCCATTTATATTATCCCCATCTGCATTTTTCACCATGGAATCTAGTGTAAGCGGCACGGTGTTTTCCTATTTTCCCACAAATCTCGCAAGTCCATTCTTGTTGTGAAGGGTGAGTTCCGTTATTCAGTTGGCGAGTTGTAACTGCTTCACCCAAAAAATGATGCGTTTTGTTTTTTACTTTGTCGGATGCGTTGCTAGTTCCATCAGCTCTTTTTTGCCAATTGTGTGTCCCCATTCGGACCCTGTCTGATGATGCACTAGTCCCGTCTGGTCGTTTCATATTAGGATGTGTTCCTTTTGCTACTCTATTTTTATTATGGGTAGGACCAAGCCAATTGTGCGAACCATTAGCCACTCTCTCAGCTTGCACCTTTCTTTGGTGTGTACCATCACCCGTCCATGGATGGGTGCCTTCACTTAATTGTTTTAATGCACCTTTTCTTGCTAAGGTTGAAAGTTCTTCTGAATTTTTATTAATCCTTTGCTTCATTATTAATCTACAAGCATTGTAGTGTCCTAATTCATAATGTAGGTCGTAGTGATCTTGAACAGATAATGCTACTAAATTACTTGGATCATTATTTGACTTATTAAAATCTATATGGTGAACATCATATGATTTGCCGTGTTCATCTTTAGGAATCACCCCGTGATGGTTTTCGTATATTTTACGATAGTTAGAGGTATTACAATAAATACACATTGCTGATTGCTCCTTCAAAGCGTTAGAGTAGTTGGGAACGCCAATTCCGCGAACTACACTTTTATTTATACTCATACAATTATTTAGTAACGGGTACTATTTGGAAAAAGGATCTTCGCCTGTAAGATGTGGTTTGGCAAACATAACCTTAAACCAAGCTTGA